CGTCCCATGATACCTGATCTCTGGCAAATATATTCCATTTGGGCAATTGACTGCAAATCACTGTCCAAGATACATTTGGTCCGCAGATCAAATTTTTGCTGCCGCTGGCATCCAGCACTGCACGATGCAGGGTTACTGCGTTGCTGTTAAAAGCCACATCGGCCACTACTGAATACACTCTGCCGGTAGTGCCCAGCTGTATAAAATCGCCTGCACGAAACTTGTAGCCGCTGGTGGTTGTGGGACTGGTGGTCAAGGTCAAATTTGCGGATCCTTGTGTGGCGTTGGCCACAAAGCCTGTGGAGTTCACGCTGTTGCCTTGATATTTGTTTAACCAACTTGTGTATCCTGTATTTGATAATTGCACAACACCTTCGGTATAACGGTCTGCATAATCAATTGCTTCGATATATGGACGCAGTTCCGACCATGCTATGCCATCTGGCAGTTTAACATCGAATCGCCATACTTGTCCCCCACGACTGACTGTGCGGATTGTGTTGTCTCTGGCTATGGTCTGAGCTGTGACACTGCGACGATCTATGCCAATGCTTTCTGCTCGATCAAATACCACTTGGAATGCTGTTGTTGTCATATATTACCTTCTTGTTCCTGGTAGGCTCTTACGGCCCTGTTCTGTGACTGCGTAAAGGAAACTTGGATCTCTGGCAATCATGGCTTGGAAACTTGGTGCATCCACTGCATTGATGTTGTAGATCACGCTGGTAGATCCAAAGCCACCATTGGGAATAATTGTGCCTGGTGCATTGTCCACACGAATTTCTGGTCCGCGTTCGCCTACCATATATGGTCGGCCTACTGGTGGTCTGCCGCCGTTGGCAAATCCAAATATGCTCTTGATGCCTTTAAAAGCGCCACCTATGAAGTCACCGATACCGCCGAATATATTACCGATACCTCCGCCTCCACCTCCGCCTCCTCCGCCACCTCCGCCTCCGAATAGGCCACCTAGCAGTCCTCCTCCTCCTCCACCACCAATGCCTCCGGCCAAGTTGGCAATCAACTGTTTGATCTGACTGCGCAGCAGTTCATCAACCATGGTGTTGATCAAGTCTTTAAAACTTAACTTACCAGTCTTGACAAATTTAAAGATAGCATCTTCTAATCCAGTGGTAAACTTGTTGAATATCTGTCCTGCTTGCTGTGCAAAGTTTTGCGTATTATCCAAATATTCTTTGTAGGCTTTTTCCCAACCATAGGTAAAAGTACGCTGTGTTTCTAGAGTTGCTTGTCTTTGTTTATTAACTGCACTTGCGCTGACATCGATTGCATCCAATTGTTCTTTAGTTGCACTCAGCAATGCTGCAATTTGTGGCTTGAGCTCGCCGGAGTTGTAAGCAGCAAGTTCAGCCAATGCTCCTTGGAAATTCCTTTTAGCTTCGTTTACATCCACTGACAGCATTGCATCAGCAATACCAACTAACATAGGATCTAACTTTTGTTTATTAATTTCATCGATGATTGTTTTGCGTTTATCTATGGCCGCAGTGATTGCCAGCTCATTGGTAATTGCTTCTTTGCCACTCAGCGGCTTTCTTTCATTTAATGTTTTGAATAATTTTACTTCTGTATCATTATAGATGCTAATGGATGCGTTAATGTCCGATAGTAGGCGTTTGCGCAATTCAATAGTGGCTATTTGATTTTCTGCAGATTTCTTTTCGATCTCAGCGTTCTGCTTGATAATTTCCTGCTGTTCTAGGTAGGCCTGTTTGGTGCGGGCTCTGCCATCTGCATCTAGATTATTATAAGTGTTTTTCAAATCTATCAATGCTTTTTGCGCTGCTTGATCGATGTCGGCCAACTGCTGGACTACACGCTTTTGTTCTTCTGATTGTCCCAACGATTGCAATTCTAGATCGAGCTTTCGATTCAGCGCATCATTTTGTGCTAGATAGCTGTCTGTAACTTTGCGCAGACCTTCTACTTCTTTTGCTCTATTGGTAGTAAGGCCAGTTAAGTCGCGTTGAACTTTTAAGTTTGTTTTTACTGCATTGGTGTTGGATTCGGTTGCTGCGGTGGCTTCATCGGTGCTGTCGCCAAACACCAATGCGGCTGCTGCGGCTGTGGATATCAAACTGGCAATCAAACCAATTGGGTTGGCAGCAATTGCAACTCGTAGCAGTTGGAATGCTTTTACCAAGGCCATTACTTTGGCAACTGCGGCCGCCGCAGTCAATGCTGCAATGCCCACAACCAATAATTTCAAAGCCACCACTATGCTATTGATCTCTGGCTTTAATTTTGCTATAGCTTCGAATGCTGGCTGGAATGCTGACGCAAATGCAATCTTGATATCGGTCAGTATGCCAGCGATAGCGTCATATGCTGCTGCTGCGCTGCGTATTGCACTTTCGTGCTCGGCATACTTGGCATTGTTTTCTGCGATGCTGGCAGCCAGTTGTGTGAAGTCCACACCCATGGCTGCTTTGCCAAACACATCCATGGCTTGTGCTGCTCTTGCTGCAGGATCTTGAATGCCGGCAATGCCTGCAATCAATTTGTCGCGAATTTCTGTTTCGCTGGCAGTGCCTATGTCTTGCATGCTCACACCCAATCGCTCGAATGTGGTGGCCATTTTAAGATTGCCTTCGGCTGCACTGTTGATATTATTGGCCATGGTCTGCATCAATCGACCCATGCTGTCCATGCTACCGCCGTTTTGTGCCAATGCTTTGCCCAATGCCAATATCTCAGTAGTGCTGGTCTGGTGTGCTGTGGCCAAGTCGGTGATTTCGTCTGCGAATCTAGCAGTCACTGCACCTAGGCCTCCTAGTGCTGTGGCCAAGCCCAGTGCTGCCGTGCCCATTCGACCAAATGCACCGGTGATATCCGAACTACTGGTGTCTATTTCATTGGCAAACTTTTTAGTTTTGGCTGTGGATTGATCGATGCCAGCATTGTATTTGCTGTTGTCAATCTCCAATACGGTCTTGATTGATGCTGCCATATTATTTTCCTGTGTATCGACGCATTAAGCGTTCTATTTCTTTTTGTGTGGGCCCTGTCATGCCTGCTCGATTTTGACTGCTGTAGCCTTCATCCAACCTTTGTGCATATGCGTAATCTGCCACAATTGTGGTATCGCGCAAACTAGTTCTTCGCTGTGCATTGCCCGTGCGGCGTGGCGTTATGCCGCGAAAGTATTCGTAAGCATCCTGTGCCACTTGATCTGGCACCTCCGCTAATTGTTTGAAGTTAGCCAATGCATCGGATATATCAACTCTTATTGTCATTTTGTCCTCGGGCTCGCGCCATCATATCTAGCAATTGCTCTGTTGAATAATTAGTTACTCTGGGCATATTCATTCCTTTGCTACTTCTAGCTTCGTACTCATTGTGCCAAGTGATACTTTTAATCATAATAGCAACATCTGTAATGTCACCTTCCGCCAAGAATTTGCTGGGTAAACAACCATACCGTTGAGCCAATTGATCGATTACTAAACACATATTCATTTCAATTGGATCATCGAGTACCTTGGCTTCTGTTATTCCCCCAGTTGTTTAATTACTTTCTCTACCACACGAATGTAAAGTTTTTGTGGTAACACATTACCATCGGTGATAATCTTTGTGCCTGTTTCATCTAGGATCAATTCGTTGACCACTGTGACAATCTCGTTGAACTGATCGCCACCTAGGCTGGCCAGTTTGATAAACACTTCCACAGGCTGGCGATCATGAACATAAAAGTCCAATGCTTCACCAAATTCTTTAAGTGTAGATTCGTCGTCCAACACAATTTTGATCAATTGTGGCTTGGCTGCTAATTGTGATAATTTCATAAGTTAATCTCTGTTTCTTTCAATCATTTTGTTTACTAATACCAAAGCAAAGTTTAGTCTATTAGTGGCTTTGGCTACATCGTTCTTTGCGCAACGCAATTCGCTGGTAGCTTTGGCAATCTCTGGCAACAATGTGGCCAATAGTTGCAGGTCATTCTTTCGATCTAGTACATCATCCATATATCTCTCCCATTGTATTTAAGTCAAAACAAAAGGGCACGAATGCCCTCTTGCAGCCTATCAGCCGACAGATTACTCTGTGCTGCT